GTTGTAGATGGACTATCTAAATAAATTATACTAGCAGTTGATTTATTAGCTAATCTTAGAAATCCTGAAGTACCGTTACCTAAATCAACTTCTGCACTACCACTTATTTGTTGAAATATAGAAACACCAAAATCTTGACTTGAATAACAACCAAATCCACATAAAACTAAAATTTTACTACTTGTTGAAGATGGAGTTATTGCTACATCTAAAGTAGATGAAGCAGTTGTGAAAGAAGTAGACGTTGTGCTTCTTTGTGTACTATCTGTTGCAGTAACAACTTGTAAAACTTTTCCACCTGCAACTGAACCCCACGAAGGATTTGCACTTGCACCGCCTGTGATTAATGCTTGTCCTGCTGTACCTGCACCAAGTCTTTGCAGACCTGAACCATCACGATAAACTAAATCGCCTTGTGTTGTTAATGTTGAAGTTAAGTCTGTACCATTAGTACCATTAGTACCATCAGCACCTTTTTGAGACATTTGTTCAAAGTAAGTCGCATTGGTTGGAAGGTTTCCTGTACTTGCTAATATACAAATGTATGACGAACCATTGTACGATACAACGTCATCAACTGTATAAGCTGTTGCTCCGCTATAAGTTCCCTTCCATTTGAACTTAATTGAGCCGAGATTTACTGTAGCCATTTATTTTTCTCCTTGTTAGATTGTAGCTATTAGTTCGCCATTGCTTAATGAGAATGTAAAACCACTCGCACTAAATAAAACATCATCAAAGTTGGCGTATTCACTTTGAGTAATGCTGTCTTGTCCTTGATTAGTCGTAGTGACTAACAAATCTCCATTACTGTCTTTTTGAAATCCATATACTTCTGCTGAACTAGCATTTGCAAATTCTAAAGCTGTACCACCAGAATTAACTACTAATGCTTGTCCTGCTGAACCTAAAGCAGGGACATCATTTGCGTCAGTAATACTAAAGTTAGCTAATTGGAAAGTTCCAAAAGCAACTACTTCTAAAATATCGGAAGCCGAAGCTCCTGTTGTTAAAACTATTGATGAACCAGAAGATGCCGTAAAGTCTGAACCATTTACTAATCTAATACCATTTAGGTACACATCTAAAAATCCTGCATCATAACCTAATGTATTTCCATTATCGTCTGCTCCAGTAAACGTAGTTTGTGAAGCTGTTGCAGTGTACTTAAATCTATCTGCTGTTCCGTTAACTGAAGAACCTGCATTAATCCAACCACCTGAAGAATAAACTTTCATAGTGTTAGACGCAGTATCAAAGTATAAATCTCCTAAATCTAAACTTGTAGATGGAGCTGAAGCACTTACTCTATATCTTTCTCCAAATTCATTTACTGTTCCAATATTGCTTCCAACTGTATTTACGTTAGCTATAGAACCACCAACTAAATTTACATTCGCAATTGAACCTGCAACTGTACCAACATTATTTGAACCAGCTAAATCTGTAGCAACTGTTCCAATGTCTGTTGCATCACCTGCTACCGCAGTAACATCAGCAGATATACCCGCAACTGTTGTTACGTTAGCTGATACACCTGCAACAGTTGTAATATTTGCATCATTAGCTGCAACTGTATTTATATTTGCATTATTAGTTGCAACTGTATTTATATTTGTGCTGTTAGCGTTGACAGCGTTAATATTTGTTGAATTAGAATTTACTGCTGATACTGCTCCTGATATTCCAGCAACAGAAGTTACATCTGCATTTATACCTGCAACGGTATTTATGTTAGCTGAATTAGCATTAACAGCGTTAATGTTTGTGCTATTTGAGTTAACATTAGATACAGCAGTTGATATTCCTGCTACTGAAGTTACATCAGCACTAATGCCTGCAACTGTAGTAACATTAGCCGATATACCAGCTACTGTGTTTACGTTAGCTATGTTAGTACCAACTGTATCTACATTTGTAATACTATTAGCAACAACTTCTATTTCTGATGTTGCTTCATTTAAATCATTTGCAACAGTTTCTACTTCTGAAACTGCTTCTGCTAAATCATCTGCTACTGCTATAACTTTTGCAATGTCTGTTGCAACAGTGTTTACTGAAGCTATGTTTGTAGCAACTGTAGTTATGTCAGCATCATTAGCTGCAACCGTAGTTACGTTACCAGATATACCAGCAACAGTAGTTACATCAGCTGCAATACCAGCTACTGTGTTAATGTTAGGTAAATTTGTAGTTATAAACGCTTTATTAACTGCGTCTGTATCAGCTACTGGAGCTGCAACATTTTTTAATCTTTTATTTTGTACATCCCAATTGAAATCTGCGTTATCCAATGAGATAACGTCACCAGCTTTATCTATGGCTTCTTGAGACATATAAAATGCTTGGTCTGAATCTGTATCTAAATCGTTTTCGGTTAAAACTGAACCTGAAACATAATCTACTAATTTTGTGTTTTGACTTGTTGTTCTTCTTATTTCAATAGCCGCACCGTTTGCAGGTGCAACGTTAAAAGTAAGGTTAGTTCCTGCGCCATCTAAAGTATATGTTGTAACAACAGTACCGTTAACTGTAGCTGACAAATCGTCAACACTACGGTAACTAAAAGGAATAGCGTACGTAGTAGTAGCGCCATTACCAGTATATCTTACAAATGAATTTGCCATAGTTTTTGTTTAGTTCTTCTAAAAGGGGTACTTTATTGAATTGCTAGCATAAATTCGCTTAAAGCGCTTTCTGCCTTTTCTTTTATAAAGATATTACGTTCTTCTAAAGTATCTTGTAACACAGGAAATTCTTCCCACATTTTTTGAAAAGCAGTACGTTCAACTTTATGTACTATATCAAGTATGTAATTTTGTCTGTAATCATCTCCAGCCACTATTCCTGAAGGTAATCTATATAAACCGCTAGTTTTATCACTTACTAAAGTTTCAACTAAATCTTTTAATTTATATTGTTTACCTTTATATGGGATATTTATTTCAGATTTTAATTCTAACCATCTATCGTATGCTGTTTGTCCATCTTTGTTTTTAATACTTCTTAAATCAATATTAGTATATCTATCAACTTTTTGAGGTGCTTTATAATTTAATTCTCTATTTTGAAAGAATTTAGTTGTTTCATTATTTTTAAAAGTAGTCATAGCAAAAGGAGAAGACCATAAACCAGTTTTACCACCTAATCCAAATAACCAACCATTCTTTCTATCTATTTTTTCACCAAACATATTACGTTGTGGCATTGTTCTGTTTTTATCAGAAAAAGGATTTAACGTTCTTAATCTATCATTAAATGTAAATAATTCTCTTTGGTAATCATCTACAACTCTGCTTGTATATCTTAGACCACCAGACAAAGGCGTAACTTTAAATATTAATCTTGATATTAAAGAAGACCCAATTCTATCTGGAGCTCTTGATTTCATAAAATCATCACTAAAGAAAAAGTTTGCTGTTTCTAAAATGTTTTTAGTATAAAATTTAGAAGTTAAATTTCTAGTCATAGAAGCTATTACTCCCATAGCTAATTCAATATATTGATTTTCTACTTCTTCTGGTAAATCCTCATTATGTTTCATAAAATCATTTATAGCATCTACCATATCAGCCGCTATAAAAAACGGAAACATAATAGGGTCTAACCTATTTGCAGAAATATATCTACCATCACTTGTTTTAATTGAATATTCTTGCCAACCAGTTGTATTAGTTCTTTCTCTATTTTCTTTCCAATCTCTTGAGCCACCACCAGTTACATCACCTTTAATAGCTGTCATTATAGCGCTAGACCATATTAACCAACCTGCTTGTATTCTAGCATTAGCTTCAGCCGCCGCTTCAGGATTTAAATATTTACCATCAGAACTTTTAGCTAACATATGTCTCATTTGAAATTGAAATCTACCAAGTAAAGGTAAATGTTGAAAATTCCATCTTAACAAATTTGACGGTGTATTAATAAAGTGCATACCAAAGGCTCTTAACCATTTATGTTGATTAGTAAAAGATAAAACACTACCAGTAATACCACCTTCTTTTTTTCCAGTTTTAGGATTTACTGAATAAGCTGATTGTGTGTATGAACCTTCTCTAGCATATTGTAACGGGTCATTAATTAATGTATCTAATGAACCATCTGTTTCTTTTGCCGCTCCTTTAGATTCTAAATAATCAAGTTCTAATTCTTTAAATCTTTTTTTATATTCTAATCTGTTTTTAAATATTCCAATATCAGGTGTTTCATCATAAATTTTAGAATTAATTTGAGCCGCCATTCTAGCTTTAAACATCATAGTTTTAAGAAATTCATCACCTGCTGACAATACTCTCATAGGTAAACTTGTTACATATGATACAGGTTGAACAACTCCTTTTTGCAGAACAGTGCCTACAGCTCCTAAAGGTTCTGTTAATAATTTACCTGTTTCATTTATAAATCTTTGCAACTGTCCTTGTCTAATGTTGCTATCATATTTCATTTGCCTGCTATCAAGCAAAGGTCTTCCCATATAAAAACTTTTTAATGCTCTTTTTAAAGCGTGACCTGTATATACATATTGATAAATATATGTTTGCAATGCTTCTCTTGCTACAATTTTAGCTCTTGCAGTATCTTTAAAAGCTAAATTACCACTTCTTAATAACATCACAAAAGGTTTCCACTGTGTTTGTGTAAGACCTGAAATAATGTTTAGAATATGTGTATCAGGTGAAGATAATAAGTTATTATTAATATATTCTGCCGCTAAATCCCATTTATTAACTTTACGTGCATTTTGTAATGCTAAAATTACTTGGTTGTCATCATCTAAAAGAGATACAGCTTTCCAAAACGCTTCGGGGTCACCTTCTTTTAATGTTTTCATTTGAACATCTTCAGGTTCAAGAATTAATTGAGCCGCTCTGTCTTTATCTTTTATAACTCTACCAGCAGTAGTTGCTCTAGCATAATTTTCTTGCAATGATTTTTGAACATCCATTAATTCATTCAAAACATTATTTCTTAATTCTAACTCTTTAACAATTTCTTGTCTTTCTTTTACACTTAAATCAACTCTATTTAATTCATTAGCTAATTTAACAATATCATCAGATTCTTTAATCATACTGTCGCCGTGTGCTATAATAAGACCAAATACTTCTCTGTCTTCTTTAGCTTTTGACTTAGCTAATTTTCTAAGTTTTTTAGGGTCAGCACCTATTTTTTCAGCAATGACTTCCATATCTTTTAATGTAATTTTATCAGTGCCAAGTAATTCACTCATTTCATTTGCTGAATTTTTAAGATACGTTAGTGCCGCACCTCTTTTATATCTAGTATAATTAAAAGGTGTTTTAGGTGGTTTATCGTTTGTTGATATACCTTCGTCTGCTGTTTGTCTTAAATTCTTAATTCTTATAGATGTTGTGTCACCAATTAATGTACTTTTAAATTCTATTTTATCTACATCTTCTTTTGATAAATTTTGATAATAATTTTTCTTTTCTTTTTTAACACCTATGTCTTCAAATAATCTTTTACCAGTTATTGTATCTCTACCATAATTTTGTAAATCAGTTAATTGTTGAATAGAAGTATTTTTTAAATTTCTATTTGTTAATTTAAAAGCTCCATAACCAAATCCTGCTCCAAATAAAGTTCCAAAACCAAAACCAGAAGCCGCAGATATACCAGATTGTTTAAGACTAAATTCATCTTGAACACCTGTTTCTATAGCTGTATTTTGTAACATAGCATCTTGAGCAGTTGTAATTCCAGCAGCTATAGCACCTTCATACAAAGC